AGATGCACCAAGAGGCTGAGAAGCTACTTGGGCGTCAATCATCTGAGGTAGGTGAACTTCGTAAAGTTGTGGATGATTTCATTACGACTCAGACACAACAACAAGCACCTCAACAATACGTTGAGCCTGAAGACGATATTGACTATTTTACGGACCCTCAAGCAGCCGTTAATCGTGCTATTGAGAATCATCCGAAGATCAGAGAAGCTCAAGAGTACACTGCACAATACAAGAAGCAGACATCTCTTGCGATGCTCAATAGCAAGCACCCGGACATGCAGGACATCCTGAAAGATCCTAAGTTTGCTGAGTGGATAAAAGATTCAAAGATCAGGACTCAGTTGTTTGTAGAAGCTGACCAACAGTACAATGCTGAAGCTGCTGATGAGTTGTTTACGCTCTGGAAGGAACGTAGGAACATTGCACAGCAGACGGCTGCGGTAGAAAAGCAGTCACGGAAGCAGCAACTCAAGGCAGCTAACACAGGCAATGCACGAGGCAGTGCTGAAGGTAGTCGTAAGAAGGTTTATCGCAGGGCCGACATTATTAAACTTATGAAAACAGACCCTGAGCGTTACCAAGCTTTGTCAGATGAAATCTTAAAAGCATACGCAGAGGGTCGAGTCAAATAATCTAAAGGAGATTGTGACTAATGGCTACTGCTACTTATCCCGGTGCAGCGGGTAACACTGCAAAAACAGAAGCGGCAACTTTTATTCCAGAAATCTGGAGTGACGAGATCATTGCTGCTTACCAAAAGAATCTTAAGATGGCTCCCCTTGTCAAGAAGATTGCTATGTCCGGCAAGAAGGGCGACAAGATTCATATTCCTAAGCCTGTACGTGGTGACGCAAATGCAAAAGCTGCTGACACTGCAGTAACGATCATTGCAAACACTGAAGGCGAACTGACTGTTGACATCGACCGTCACTTCGAGTACTCACGTTTGATCGAAGACATCGTTGAAGTACAAGCTCTTAACAGCCTTCGTCAGTTTTACACTGAAGACGCTGGATACGCTTTGGCTACTAAGATCGACACGGACCTCCACTCTTGTGGTACTGGTTTCGGCGACGGTGGTTCAGTTGTGTTCTCTGGTTCAGTAGCTCCTACTGACTACCAGCATAGCGGCTGTTTCTTCAATGACAACGGAACTACGACTCAGTACACTGACGATACGCTCGTTGCTGGCGATGAGTTCACTGACGCTTTCTTCCGTGACATGATTCAAAAGCTGGACGACAACAACGTACCTATGGAAAACCGTGTACTTGTTATTCCTCCGGCAACCCGTAATGCCATCATGGGCATTGACCGATACGTGTCTTCTGACTTCGTAGGTGGTCGTGGTGTTGAATCTGGCCTCATTGGTAACCTGTACGGTGTAGACGTTTATGTGTCTGCTAACTGTGCAACGATTGAAACTGCGGCTCAGAACACTGTAGCTTCTGTCGATACTCGTGCTGCCATGTTGTTTCACAGGGACGCTATCGTTCTTGCTGAGCAGTTGTCAGTACGTTCACAGACCCAGTACAAGCAGGAATACTTGTCAACGCTGTACACGGCTGACTGCCTCTACGGTGTTCAGGTATATCGTCCTGAAGCTGGTTTTGTTCTTGCAGTACCTTCTGCATAAAGAACACAGGGGGTCTTAATTGGCCCCCTTTTTCTTTTCTTTCAGCCCTATCAACACTCACACATCTTGGGCGTCTTAGTAGTTCATACTAAAGGATAAACTATGACTGACTATACTAAAACAACTGACTTTGCCGCAAAGGATAGTTTACCTTCTGGTGATAGCGGCAAGATCATTAAAGGAACTGAGTTTGAAACTGAGTTCGACAACATTGCAACAGCAATTGCAACCAAATCAAACATTGCTAGTCCCACGTTTACCGGGACTACTACTATTCCAACTGTTGACATTAATGGTGGTGCGATTGACGGCACGACTGTAGGTGCTGCAAGCGCGTCTACTGGTGCATTTACTACTTTAACAGCCAGCACTAGCCTAAACATCGCAAGCTCGACTACTGTTGACGGTGTGTTGGACGAAGACAACATGGCGTCCGACAGCGCGTCTAAGCTTGCTACTCAGCAGTCCATCAAGGCTTATGTAGATTCTCAAATAGGCGCTAACAACGAACTGTCAGAAGTTTTAAGCAATGGTAACACCACTGGTGGCACTGACATCTCTGTTTCTACTGGCGACGACATTACGTTCGCAGATTCGTCAAAGGCTATCTTCGGGGCTGGGTCTGACCTTCAGATTTATCATGATGGCGGTCATAGTCGAATTAAAGATGTGGGGACTGGCAGTCTTGTCATTGGGGCTGATGATTTTATTCTTCAGGATGCTGCTGGTACAGAGAACAAGATTGTAGCTACTACAGACGGAAGCGTTACTTTATCTAATAACGGCTCTACCAAACTAGCCACCACCTCCACAGGCATCGACGTAACGGGTACGGCTAGCGCAGACAAAGTGCTGGTTTCTAAAGATGGTACAGACCACATTGAAGTCGTTGACGCTAGTAGTGGGCAAGTAACGAATCTAACTACTGGGAACACTGTGGGCTACATTGCAGTAGATCCCAGCGATTCTGTAGCAAATTCTACATTCGCTGTTTATGTAGATGGTAGTCAGTATTTAACAGTCGATTCTACAGGCAACGTCGGGATTGGTATTACGACGCCTGCCAGATTGTTAGAGCTAGAAACAACGACAGCAAACGAAAGCTACCTGAGAATCTCGGGTACTTCAGGAAACGTCGCAGATACAAACTTTGCAGGTATTGAGTTTTACAATTTAGACTCATCTGCTGCGGGACCAAATGTTGCATCTTTTATTGAAGCAAGAGCACAGACTTCTACTGGCGCTGGTGGTGAGCTTGTGTTTGCTACCTTACCGAGCACTGCTTCAGAGGGTGATAGAGCTATAGAACGCCTCCGCATCGACGCAAGCGGCAACGTCGGGATTGGAACTGACAGCCCCAGTGCAAAGCTTGACACAGCATATACAGACTCAGCTACTTACAGCTCAACATCTCCTTCTGCTGATTTAATACTCTCACGAAAAAACACGGGTAACATAGCTAATGAAACTGTAGGCATTAGATTTGATGTTACAGGGTGGTCTGGAAGCACAACTGGTGGTGCTGCTATAGAAGCAATCCAGCCTTCAAATGCCAGTACAGCAGATCTTGCGTTTCTTACTAGAGATGCAGGAACTTGGGGCGAACGCATGCGTATCGACTCAAGCGGGCATGCCATTATCCCTGCAGGAGTAACACTAGGCACAGCAGCAGGCACATACAACGCAGACAATACGCTAGACGACTACGAAGAAGGGACGTGGACTCCTACTTTGCCAAATGGCGGCACGCTCACAGTTGAAGGTGCAACCTACACAAAAATCGGCAGGTTAGTAAATGTTAGAGGTTACATACAAGACATTACCCCTACAGATGACACATCCCAATTCCAAATTGGAGGGCTACCCTTTACGACAGGCAACACTGCTCAATCATACGGAGCTGGGAGCATAAGCTTCTCATCCGTATACGACGCGTCTGGATTAGGTATTCTTAACAGAGTCAACGACAATAGTCTGTACTTTCATTACATAGATGGAACGTCGGGATCTTCCTTGAGTAACAACAATTGGATCTCCACTATCAACGCAACCAGTGGGCAATTAATTTTTCAGATCACCTACTATACCTAACTAATTATCTCAAGTGGACTCTTGAGACGGACTAAAGGAGAAACAAATGGCTTTAACAGAAAGAACAGTCGAAGACAAAATTGAAATCGTCGGTGACTACAAGCACATTCAGGTACGCACTGCGACCATCATTGAACGAGATGGTGTTGAGATCTCACGGTCTTTCCATCGTCACGCATTAGCGCCAGACGCAGACATCTCAGGTGAATCTGCTGAGGTTCAAGCAGTCTGCAACGCTGTCTGGACACAAGAAATTAAAGACGCTTACGCAGCATCACAAGGAACTAACTAATGGCAACAACATGGACAATCGCAACACTTGAACGTGAGCTATCTGACGGTGGTGTTATCGTCGCACACTGGCGAGCTACTGATGTAGACGGAGACTACTCTGCAACATCCTACGGCACTTGCGGCTTTACCTACGACCCTTCAAGCCCAGACTTCACGCCTTACGACAGCCTAACGGAGTCGCAGGTACTCGGCTGGTGCTGGGCAAACGGTGTAGACCAAAGTGTTATCGAGGCATCGCTTGCGGCTAAGATTGAAGCTGACAAAAACCCAACTCAAGCGGATGGAGCGCCTTGGTAATAGGGCCGTTTTGGTGGGCTCTTGATACGGACAAAGGAAAGAAACAATGGCTTTAACAAAAGTTCACTCTAGGATGATCGACCAGGCCGTGGTAAATGTTGTCGATCTTGGCGCTGACTCAACTGGGGTAACAGATAGTGCGGCAATAATTCAGTCTGCGGTTGATTCTAGTAACCTCGTTTACATACCAGAAGGCACTTACCTGGTTACAGAGAGCATAATCCTAAAAGATAACACTCATATATACGGTGATGGGATTGATGCAACAATCATCCAGGAAGGCGGGTCTGCTGCTGATTTTACGACAGCCATATTTATTAATGAGAATAATAATTCAACCACAGGTAATGACAATATCTGGGTGGAAGGCATTTCTTTCTATGGTAAAAACTCAACTCCAATCGCAGATGGCTCAGTAACAGGAACCAATAAGGGGATAGGCGGCGTCTATCTTGGTTATTGCATTAACTCAAAAATTACTGACTGCTTCTTTAAGGATGGATGGTCAGGCTTTGTGGTGTCTGGAGATCAAACCGGATATAGCATTCAAACAAACAACAAGATAGAAAACTGTGTTGTTAATAACTCAAGGAGCTGGTCGGCCAATGGTAATACTGGAGTGCCGAGAGGAATATTTTGCTCTACAACTGCCACAAAAATAACACAATGCACTGCCAATAATTGTGCTACTGGATTTTACCTAACGTCCGAACACGGCATCTTTGAGGGTCTAATATCTAAGTATTGGTCCTACGATAATGGTTACTACATCCTCGGAAGATTCCAAAAATTTTCCGACTGTCTTGCTGATGGCAACAATTTTGGCATCGGGTTCGGTATCGCCTACAACTACGGCAGTGAATATAACAACTGTATCGCCAGGGGATGCGCGAATATGGGCTTTCGACTTCATGCCCCACAAAGCGATACCAGGTTTAGCAACATTTCATCGTATGATTGTGGCTACTGTATCCGTACTGAGAACACAATTACATTTACCCCGAGTTCTGTGACTGCATCTGCTGGCGTTGTTACTGTGG